GCCCGCACCGCCGGGTGCGAGGTCGTCCTGGATGATGGTCTGGGAGGCGGGGACCGTGAACAGGCCCGACCGGTACGTCCCGGCGCCCCATGCCAGCGCGTTCGCGGTGATGGTCGTGACCGACAGCAGCATGTCGTTGTCGTCGACCGCGGGGCCGCCCGTCTCGGTGGATGCCTCGACCGCGCCCGAGCCGTCGGTACCCGAAGTATCGACGCCCGAGAAGGACGACGCGATGACGCCGACCGGGTTGGTGTTGCCGGTGACCGTGACCGTGATCGAGCCCGTCGTGGGTGACGCGCCCATCGCCCGGAACACGACCAGCCGGTTCTGGGTCTGGGTCGAGACGATATCCTGGACGGTCTGGAACGTCAGCCCGTTGCCCGCGCACGTCGGAGTGATGCCGGTCGCGCGCATGGCGACCGACACGAGCACGAGTTCATTCGCGCCCGGCGTCCACGAGGTGACGGTGACCGTGTCGCCGGTCGTGATGGTGCCGGTGACGGTCTGCGCGACGGCGATCGCCATCAGGACACAGCGATACCCCGGCTACCGGGGAGGAGGGTCCGGCAGCCGGGGATGGGGAAGGTCATGGTGGGACCTCCCGGTCAGGTGGTCATGGTCCTGCGAGTTCGGACGAGGTCTAGTTGTAGCCGAAGATGCGCAGCGCCTGGATCGTGATCGAGTTCGACCCGGACGACGCGGTGCAGGTCGCGTTGAAGTTCAGGTAGTTGACGATGCTCGTGTCGATCTGGGCGTTCGTCCAGGGGGTCGCCGCGCCGCCGCCGATGAAGTACTCGAACGGGGAAGCGAAGGCGGCGTGGCCGTGGAGCGTGCCCGTGCCCCGGACGGTCGAGTTGGCCCCGGCCGCGCCCAGTGTCGTGAGGGTGACCCGCCCGACCAGCCGCCACGGCAGGTTGGTGATACCCGACGCGGTCACGAGCGCGGCGGATTGGAGGACCGACGCGGTCGTGGTGTTGGCCGACGCCCCGAGCCGGATGGTGAAGGTGTACGACGGGGTCGCCGTCGAGGACACGATGCCCTCGGCCTCGATGCCGATGGTCGTGCTGACGCCGTGGCCGGGATAGGGCGCCCAGAAGTTCGCCGGCAGGAACGCCTGCGCGCCCATGCCCGCGGTGTCGTTGATGAGCACCTCGGAGGTAAAGGTGTTCTTGGCCGTCCCGACCGCGGTGGACTGGTAGATGAGCTCGGTGCTCGTGCCGGTCGTGAACGAGCCGCCGCCGATGCGCGGGATGCGCCGACCGTCGGGCAGGATGAGCGGCGACCCGAGGTCCCGGTACTCCTCCTCGGTCATCCAGCCCTGGAGCTGGTACCCGTCGTTGCCCTGCGGCGGTTCGTAGATGGGGATGCGCATGGTCCGCTCCTAGCCTGTGAAGGTCATGATCCCAGTGGCGGACCACTGGACGACGTAGTTGCCGTTGGTCACCGCGTTCGCCCCGCCGAAGTACACGTAGCAGATGCCCTGGTTGGCGACCGGCGCGGCGAGCGTGTCGTCGTAGATGAGCGCGCCGTAGTTGGCGGCGAGGGTCGTGGTCGAGTTGGCGCTGGCGGTATCCGCGGCGTCGAAGGTGTAGACGTTCGACGAGAAGCCCGACGCGAGCGAGAGGAGCTGCCGCCCGATCGCGGGCCAGCCCGACGCATCGAACACCCCGCCCGCCGCCCACACTCCCGCGGCATACGCGCTACTGGCCGAGGCGACCGTCTGGGACGGGGTGAGGGAGTTGTCGAACAGCGCCACCTTGATGTCGTCGGTCGAGAGGTTGAAGGCAGTCGTGTTCTCCAGCGCGTCCTCGATGAACGCCATGAACGGTTCCGAGCTGGTCCACGCCATCGGGACTCCTAACGCTGACCGGAGGTGGGCGTACCGCGGTGCGGCCTGCGGGTGATGACCTTGGCGTGGTGCGCCCCGATCCCGGCGTTGACCGTCGGCGCGAGGACGACCGTGTCGTTGGAACCGTCAGGACGCTCGGTCCGGATCGACATGACCGGCCGTCCGGTCTGGTCCTTCTGCACCAGTTCGCGGCCGACGTAGTCCTCGCGTTCGGCGTACGTGATCCGTGCCCCGCTACCGACCGGGACCATCGGCGCCTGCAATCCCCGTCGGGGGCACAGGTGGAACGGGGTGACCGCCTGCCCTCCGGCGGTCTGGGTGACTGCGGGGCAGTTGGGGCAGTACCACTCGACCGGACGCAGGATGTTCAATGCCGGGTGCTCCCCTGCAACCGGAGGCGCCCGGAGATGAGGTCGGCCAGCTCGTCGATGCCCGACGGCCCGCCGTAGACGTTGCCGAAGTGGAAATGGTACTCGCCGCCTGCGGCGAGGCCGCTGCCGCCGCTGCCGATCTTGTGGTTCGGCACGATCATCCCGGAATGGTCGGGGATGTCGAACTCGGGACCCTTCTCGCCGACGATACGCGGTTCCCCGGCCTTGTACCGACCGCCGGCCGCAAGGACCTGCGCCTTGCCGCCGCCGCCCTTGACGATGAACCCCAGGTCGGGCGTCCCCCAGCCTGCCTTGAGTCCCGCCTCGGCCTTGTTGCCGAGGTACTTGCCCGCGGTGTATGCGGCCGGACCCTTGTCGTGCAGGTGGTCGGCGAAGTTCTGCCCGGCCTGGTTGGAGAACTTGCCGGCGTCAGCCCGCAGCGTGTAGAGGGCGTCGCTGGCGGTCTTCGCCATGAACATGGCCCCCGCCTTGACCTCGGGGTTGCTCGAGTCCATGCCCGCGCGGAGCTTCTTGGAGACGAGGATGCCGTGGAGCTTGGTCTCCTGCTCGGCCGTGGTCATCGTGTTGTTGAGGATGTCCTTGTACGCCTGCCACGCCTTCTGCCAACCTTCGCGACCGGCGGTCATGGCGGCAGACATCTTGCCCGGTAGGGTGCGGAACGCCGCGGCGATGCGGGCCGTCTCCGTCTCGGCCGCCGTCGCGACGCCCGAGTAGTCGACCTTCATGGTCGCGGCGTCGATGCGGGAGGTCCGGGCCGCCTCGTCCATCGCGCTGCCCATGCTCAGGACCGCCTCGTTGTACTGCGGAACGTGATCCATCCCGATGTTATCGACCACATCCGAGAGGAAATCCAGGGCGCTGGCGAAGAACGGGGCCGTCTTGCCGCCCAGCTTCTCCATCGACTCGTCCACCTTCGTCTGGGAGACGAGGACCTTGCCGCTCAGCGTGTCGGCGTAGGCGATGGCCTGCCCCTCGGCCGCCTTCTGGACAGCGGTCAGGGCGTCCTGCGCGGTGGCCCCGTCCTTGAGCACGATGCCCATCGACTTGAGAAGGCGGAACTGGCCCCCTTCGACCTTGACCAGTGCGTCCGTCGCGGTGGCGAGGTCGACGCCCTTGAGGCGGGCGAGGTCCATCGCCGCCGCCTGGACCTCGAGCCCCTTCTGGTAGTCGTGGGTGGCGACGACGATCTTGGCGAGCGAGTCGCGCTGCTCGTCGTCGCTGAACCCGAGGTCCATGCGGGCCGAGAGGACGCGCTCGATCGCGTCCTGGGTGCCGTTGTAGACGGTGATGTTGGCCTTGAGCGAGGTGTTCAGCCGCGCCCGGCTCGCCTCGTCGGCCATGAACGCCTTGACCGAGTCCCCGAGGATGCCGACGACGCCGCCGATGGCCGAGGTGAGCAGGCCGTATGCGGAGATGCCGGCGCCCATCCCGAAGCCCTGCGCGACGGACTTGAAGCCCTTGGAGTTGCCGATCGCGGTGAGCTTCGCGCCGAAGCCCGACGCGGCCTTGCCCGCCGTGTCGAACCCGGCCTTGGCCTTGCTGGCATCGACCTGCGCTTCGGCGACGACCGCGCGGGTCACTTCATCTTCTCCATCGCGTTACGGTAGACGTAGAACGCGCGCCACTCGACGTACTCGGCGTTGGACATCGCGTCACGCATCTGCGCGACAGTCATCCCGAGGCGTTCGGCCAGGATGAAGTCGAACGGGTCGAGCAGCCCCTCCATCAGTCGTCGCTCGGCGATGGTTGGGGGGCCTTGCCGTCCTGACCGAGCAGCCCGGAGAGGCGCAGGATCTTGTCGGTCAGGAGGTCGGCCACGGCGTTGGTGACCTCGCCCAGCCACCGCTCGGCCTCCTCGGGCGTGACCTCCGCGCCGATGGAGAGGCAGTACACCTCGGCTGCATGGGTGTCCTCGAGGCCCGCCATGTGCAGCGCCTCGGTGCGCGACAGGCCCCGGACCGGGACGTCGGTCCCGTTGACCGTGACGACCCCGACAGGGATCGGGCTGGCTGGCAGCGTCATCGTTCCTCCTCCTAGAATCCCCGAGTCTCGAAGCCGGCGCCCTTGGCCGCCGCTTCCATCCCATCCCCGACAGCGCCCTCGATGTCCTTCTCCGCCGCATCGAACGCGGGGAAGACGTAGCGCCCCGTGGCGATGTACGGCCGCTCGACCGAATGGTTCCGACCGACCGCGCCACCGAAGTCGAGCCAGCCGAAGTACGGCACGTCCGCCCCGCCCTCGACCGACGCGCCGCGCTTGGATGCACGCGCCCGGACCGACCCCGCCGCCCGACCGGAACGACGGGGCGTCCGCCGTGCGGCGTCCCGGGCGATGGCCTCGGCGACGGGCAGCAGCCTGCGCGCGGCCTGCCGCTCGACGTCGTCGCCAGCCTTGCGATAGGCCCCGACGAGCTCGCGCAAGCCCGTGACCTTGAACTCCACCCTACTGGGTCGTGGGCGTGACCGCTCCGGTCGTCACCCAGTCGGAGCTGAACGTGACGAGGCCGCCGACCTCGGCCGGCTCGGCGATGGAGGTGATGTTCGCGCTGAACGTGTAGGTCCGCTGGCCCGAGGCCGTGCCGCCGGGCTTGTAGATGAGCGCCACCGGGGCGCCCGTGGCCCACGCCGCCCACAGGACCGCGAGTGGCCCGGTGGTGATGGTCGGGTCGAAGTTGCCCTCCATCGTGAACTTGCCGCCGGGGATGCCGGTGAGGCTGGTCTGCCATGCGTTGCCGAACGTCGTCGTCT